CTGTAGAAGCCATACATAGCCATCCACATTTCCAGATAAATCCGTTTTCTCATTTTGGATAGAATCAATCTTTACTTCTACATAATCACATTCTCCAATACCAGTTACTTCCATTTGAACTTGCATCTGACACCAATAATCAAACGGTATCCCTTCACCAATCGTTCGGCTAAGAGGACACTTAATCTCTACAAGACGCCCTACACGCCTAGGATCAGTTGCGGCTAGAAAGATACCATCAGGGCTCGCCGCCACGCGTTTATCAATAGAATGTGTAACACGCCCAGCTTCTGCAATTTCTACGCCCCATTTTTTTACAAGAATCTGTTTTACAACCGGCTCAAACCGAATACCCCAATCAAATGGCCCCATTTCACACGTCATACACGCCAGTCGATTTGTCGAATGTGGCACAGATGGAGTTGTTTTACTTATAACAAGTTGACTCACACACCGAGGTGAACCAAATAGTTTTGAAAATTCAGAAGCAGTTAGTACTTCTCGCCCCTGCATATACCAGGAAGGTGTTCGCTGTGGAATCTGTGGTCGAGCTAGTATATCTTTTGCTATAGATAAACGCGATTCAGGTGAATGCGATAACCAGCCAACTGCTTCTGCTCTTTCTACAAACTTTTCAAGAGCACGAAACCCAATAATTTTTCCAATCTCAAAACTATCCTTCTCTACAGTATTAAACATAACATCTCCGCTTGAAAGTCCCTCTGTAATATCATTTTCGGTGGTTTCTTTCCATTCCGTAAATAATGCGGAGTGAGAAGGCGCTGGTGCTTCCATATCTTTCCAGCTAAGCATATCTGAAACAGAGTTAAACATACTGCCTGATAAATATGTGCCCCGGCGATATTTCTCGTCAAACTTACCGTGCCGCCTTGATTCCATATTTATACTATGACATTTATTCTTAGACCGCAGTTTCCTCTAGAACTTGAGTGGGTGTTGCCTTTTTCCGAAAAGTAACAGCATTTCTCTTCTCCAGAAGTTGAAAAAGCACATCACCGGTGGCCGATTGATGCATTACAAGAGGCTTAATCTCCTTTATAATTTCTTCATCCGGATCATACTCGACGGATGTCTTTGAATTAAGCATTTTCTTATCCAATGACTTTGTTAAAAGAGTTAATAGCGATTGTTTTTCCGAGTCTTTTAATCCACGCTTTACAGCTAAATCTTCTGTAAATGCCCGTAATCTATTCAAACGTAGCCCACGTTCCAACCGATGCCACGGGCGTTTATAAGCAGTTCCTGCTTCCGCTGCAATAAGTTTCTGTAGAGACTCATTTACCGAAAAATCTACAACGTTCGCACTAATATCCTGTGTAGATCGTCGAACAGTTTTATTACGAATAGAAGCCATTCTATTTATATTTAGAGATATCTCTTAAGGTCCATTCATAATACCTGAAATAACGGAATAAACCGTATCCTTTTCCGATAGTGGCAATGAATCCAGTAGGCGATTTATACCCCAAGAATCAACATTATCTTGTGTCGAAGCCCAAAGAAAACTACGCCATACTTCCCGCGAAGGCGATGTACCCAAGGGTGTCTCCATAGAAGTATAAAAATTCGAAAGTTCAGAAGAATCCTTTTTTATAGGGCAAAATACAATAGTATTAATACAAAATGGCTCCCCATCAAGCGACAGATTATTTACGTGAGCGAATTCGTTTGCATATTCAATAGCTTCTTCAACGGTATTCTGTTCACAATCAATAAGATGGCTGCCATTTCGCTCTAGAAATAACCATATTTGATGTAAACCTGGCATTTTATCAAGAATACGAATAAATGGGAGAAGGAACATGAGTTTTACCTTTAAAGGGATGTTCTCATTCTTCTTTAGACAGTGAATATGTTCCATCCTCTTTCATACGCAGGACCAGTTCGTATTCCTCCTCCACAAATGCAACTCCGAGTCCGTCGAGAGACAAATACATATGATACAATAAATGCTCGCCAGTTTGAAGCTTGGAATAGCTCTGCACCAGTAGTACAGGGCGGAACAATCGTCGATGATACCACGCCTATGAAGCCAGTTTTTTATGATATGGCTCCGCTAAGTAGTCGAACTGACAAACAGGATTATAGACAATCACAGCCTTTTGTAGCGACAGGGCCGTCTCTTGCAATGAATCCTTATTTTGACAGATATGATCCGACACGCGATCCTCGAAATATGATTCGAGAATTGCGTTCCGTTGTATATGAAGAAAAGGAAGCTGACCGAGGACTTTCAGAATCAAAACGATTAAGTGACCGCGGATATCTCAGTAGGTGGATGCCCGAAGGCACTTCTTTAGAAGATATGAAAGCATCCCTAGATGCCTATGAAGTTATGAGACCAAAAGTGGATAACATTGCCGATGTATATAAAAGTCAGCCCATTGCATTGAATACGGTGGTTCTTTCGACATTTAGTCAAACGTAACTTCTACTGCATAGTCGTGCTTTTCCATAAGTTTAGAATTCGGCTGCACAGTTGAGGCGAGTCGTTTTCTCGTAGAAGTGCGTGTAGATACACTTGCAGTTGTCGACGCAGATGTGTTAGAGACTGCCTTGCGCATTTTCTGTAGTTCTTTTGAGTTTAAATTCATAGCCGTCTCAATCTTTGCCATATTAAGCTTAATATAATCAAGAACACCCTTTTCTATTGCCCAGCGAAAGAAGTTGAGTTTTCCAACGGTTGTCTGAAATAAAGGCTGGCCTGGTATCTGAAACATTATTCTTTCGCGACGACAAAAAGGGTCGAACAGTTTCTTACTATATGCCTTCAATTGTGATTTATAGTTTGTATAAACGAGGAACTCTTGGTTGTTCAAAATATATGAAATATTATGTTGCCGTGCATAGTTTGTTACAAACCAATCAATTAAACGCAAAGAGATTTCAGAAGTACCTTCCAGTAATTTTAAGATTTCTTCTTTATCGTCTCGGCCCATATAAAATCTCTGTAAACTGTTGACAATCAGCTCCTGTTTACAGTGAATTTTGCGCCTACGTGTTTGCGGATCTGGATCCATAGTAACTATTGGAAGTTCACCCAAGGTATCCATTGTGTGGTCTGTTGTTCAATGGGTAAAAGTCTTAGGCCACTTTTTAGTGTATTCAAATAGGATGAGTGTTCAGCCACCCGGTTATAATCCAAGTGATTCATTATTACAAGGGGGTAGTGCTACAATAACACCTCTCATGGGGGGAGGGGGATTTATAGAAGGGACACCTGACCAGAGTCTTTTACAGGGAGGAAATAGCGCAAATATAGTACCTTTAAAGGGAGGAAGAAGGATACAAAACAAACGTCGTAGCCGAAAGCAAAAACAACGTGGTGGAGCTGATAATAGCCCTACGTATACTGCTATTGCACAAGTAGTACCAGAAATACCTGATATAGATGATTTGGAAAAAAAGATCTTAGAAGCGCGAGACGCGGCAATGGCTTCTGCCCCTGTGACAGTCACTGAACCAAATGCCTCTAATGATACACAAAAAGCGGAACAAGATACTTTATATACTCCTCGTGATCCTGAAATGAATGTTTTAGAAAAAAAGATCTTAGAAGCGCGAGATGCGGCAATGGCTTCTGCTCCTGTAACAGTCATTGAACCAGAACCCGTTCAAGCACCTTTAGAACCAACTGTCACTAATATTGTAAAAAAAGCGCAAGAAGATGCAATAGCATCTGGTCCTTTATATACTCCGCCTGATGTACTAACACCTATAAAAGAGGAACCGCTACCTTTAGTTCCAGCTCTTTCAGAAAATGAAGTTAAAAATCTTGCAGAAGATATAACTAAAACGTTAGAGCCTATAACAAGTCCTGAAAATCTTGAAAAGAAAATGTTAGAAGCGCGAGAAGCGGCAATGGCTTCTGCCCCTGTAACAGTGTTTAAACCAGAGCCAGTTGAACCACCTCCAGAACCAACTCTTGCTAATACTGTAAAAAAAGCAAGGGATGATGCTATTACTGCTATGCGTGTAGAAAAGGCAAAAGAGAATATTGCGGCGTTTTCTCCACAAAAAAAAGCTGCATATGCAACTGTGGCAGAAATAGTACCAGGACTACCAAAACTAATGTCTGGTGGCGGTGATGATCAAGAAATTAAGATTGAAAAAGCCGCTTTAGATCAAATAACAAAAGGTGAATTATCTCCTATTACCGAATTTCAATTTAAAGAATATATACAAAAATATAAGAAATTTATACTTCCAAAATGGAAACGCTTTAATATTCTTAATAAAACAGAAACAGAAATATCAAAATTATATACATCTAACTTTTGCCAAGAGTTTAAATCTACTCAAGATGATACAAAAAGCATTGGGGGTTTAAATTGCGATCGTTTAGTTTATATAATACCACAATCAATAAATAGAATTTTATTACTTCCACCTGTAAATGGTTCTACTACAACTTTTTTAAGGTGTTTAAATTTTTTAAATAAAAAAAATACACCGGATAATCCTAATTTAGTCGTCATTTTTGCTCCTCCATTTTTTGGAAATGATATAGAAAAGAATAAACAAATATATGCACATTTTTTAAAAATTAAACTGGAACAAGAAGAAAAGGGGGCAAAAATATTTCTATTATCATATGATACTTTAAAAAATATATCTATAGGTTGTAAACTAATGCCAGATGACTATATTTTAAATATGCTTGAACCAAGTTATATAGTTCTTCCATATAAACGTACTATTGAAAATCAAGAGGTAGGTGGTATAATATTTTCAGGAGCTTCTGCCGATGAGGAAGCTATCCCTATTTCAAGAGATGATCGTAATGCCTGTATTAGTAACTTTTTAATTTTTAGCTTGAGGAACAATTGGTTTGCATTTCCACCAAGAACTAAAATGAATGATAGTAAGCTTAGTAAATATAAAGTGTATAGATTCATTGGAGATAATAAGACAGATGAATTAAATAATAGTACAAGATTATATTTCCGGCTAACAACAGAAGATAAAGGTGCTAAAAAAGAAGCAGAAATATTGGGAAATTTCTATCCAACACATCCAAGTGAATTATTATTAAATGATATTGATTATGAACTTATACAACTTGGTGGAGAAACATATTCTATAAGAAAACCTATTTTGAATAAGTCTACTACTCTTACAGACGATTGGGTTGAAGGAAAATTTACAGAAGATGAAGCTAAAATGTTAAATGATCTCAACTTTAAACCTGAATATTTAAAAGAAATTTTTGTTAACGAGGGCGAGAATTGGCGCACAGCATTAGCAGATTTTTTATTGGATTTAGTCTTGTATAAATGTTATTCAGATACAAAACTTTTAACAGGTGCCAAGTGCGATCAAGCAAATGATTTCATAAATAGAGTGTTTGAATACTTTTTAGAAAATGATACTAGAATTGCAGGTATGCATAAACAAGAAACTGAAATTTATATAGATACTGCTATAGAGTATGCAAAACGGGCTGATAAACTAAGTTCTCAGACTGTTAAATCAAAGGACACACTACTAGATCAGCTCGAAGAATATACTGATATAAGACCAGAAAATATTCCTAATTTAGCTAAAAATCCATTTAACGATGGCAAACTTGTAGTTGCAGATGAAAGTATGGAAGTTACACCCCAGATAATGTTTGATTCACGAAGAAAAGAGTATGCTAAAGTAATTTATGCTAAAGACATTGGAGACAAAACGTATAAAGCTATTATTTATGTAAAAACAGATAATGAGGAACAGGTATATAATTTAATACAACAAAAAATTCAAACAATTAAGGATCAGTATCCTGGTTGGGTATTTATTGATACTATGCAAAAATTAAAGTAATGCGCCTATTTTTAATAAAATAGTATCCTATATTAGAATGGCTAAAACATGGCGGGTAAAAAAAGCCTCCCGATCAAAGACATTTAAAAAGAAGAGAGACAGATCAAATGATTATGGACAAAAAGGTGGTGCTACTTCTCCTACTGCTCCTGCTATTAAAAAGGGAGTAACTGTTACTTGTAAAATTAATCCGACTAGTAAAGTTGTATCAGATCCATTTCAAGTTGATCAGATAGTAGGTACTACTGTAAAAGGAGTACAAAGTGGACCTTTTAAAACTGGATTTCCGATTGCGAGTTGTCAAGCAATTCCAGCAGTTGGTATAAATCAGCGCGTAACGTGTAAAGTTGGAATAACAAGAACAGATGAATTTACTGTTACAACTGTTGCTGGTACTACAGTTAAAGGTAAAGAAGCGCCACACACAACAGGATATCCTATAGCAAATTGTAGAGTTGAAATCCCTAAGAAAACTGACCGCGTAACGTGTATGCCACCTGGTAAGCCCCCAACAGAACCATTTACAGTTGGTACTGTAGAAACTGATAAAACAAGAGGAGGATTAGTTATAAAAGGCACAAAACCACCTCATATGTCACCTGGATATCCAATAGCGCAATGTAGAAAAGTGCCAGCTATTAAAGTAAATGACCGCGTAACGTGTAGTGATGGTAAAACCCCACCGACTATATCACCTGCATTCAAAGTTAATAAAATAGAAGGAACAAATGTGGTTGATAAAAATGGTGCGAAATATGTATTAGCGCAATGTAGAGCAGTACCGCCCGTGGCAGTAGGTACACTTGTAACATGTATGAATCCTACTGACAAAAGTATATCAGGCCAGTTTACAGTTAAAAGTATAACAGCTGGGAATGTTCAGGGTACAGCTGCTATAGACAAATATCCTCTAGCTAACTGTAGAACAGCACCAACACCTGAAGTAGGCTCAATTGTGACATGTAAGAGGCAAAACAATTTAGGGATAACACCGCAATTTAAAGTGTTAACAATAGCAAATGGTTCACTAACGGGTAAACCTACTATGAGTCTTAATGGTAAATCACCAGCAGTACTAACAAATGGAAAATATGATGTAAAAAACTGTAGAGTCGCACCACCACTTGAAGAGGGTCAACGCGCAACATGTAAAGGTACTGACGGAAAAATATCAGAACCATTTACAATTACTACAGTAAATGCAACAAGTGTTATTGGTAAACTCGGCACATTTCCTAAAGCTAAATGCCGAATAGTACCAGCTGTTGCGGTAGGCGATATTGTAACGTGTAAAGGCAGTGACGGAAAAATATCAACCGCATTTCCAATTCCTGCTATTATTGCAGATAAAAATCCGGCAAAAAAGGAAAAAGTTGTTCAGGGTCCAGGTAATAAATTTTATCCTGTAAGTACATGCCGAATTAAAGGTGATGATGTAGCAGGTGTTACTCCTGGTGGTACTGGCTCTACAGGTGGTGTTTCTACACCTGGGGATGATGGAAACCCAATTGAAGTAGGCAAGACAGTAACTTGTAATGGAGGAATGATGACAGGAGCCGTTACATTTGATGTAACAGAAATTACTGGAACAACTGTTAAAGGTACTTCAAAAGGAAAGCCTGTAAGCTACGATGCAGTAAAAGCCAAGTGTATTTTAGCCGGTGATTTTGGAACAGCACTCGCAAAAGATAAATCAACAATGATAAAAGTAGGTGATACTGTATCGTGTTCAACAGGAACGATCAGAAAAACAGAGTCACCTCCGTTTGCAGTTGTGGGTATAACTGGTCTTAAAGGGAAACAGGATGTTTGGGAGGAAAAGAAAAATTCTGCTGGTAAAGGAGGGAAAAAATTTCTAGCTAGTACTTGTACAGTTGTAAGTGCAGGGAACTCTACTGGTACAAACGCGGGAAGCTCAGGAATGGGAAATTCAGGAATGGGAATGGGAAGCTCAAATATGGGAAATTCAGGAATGGGAAATTCAGGAATGGGAATGGGAAATTCAGGAATGGGAAATTCAGGAATGGGAAATTCAGGAATGGGAATGGGAATGGGAATGGGAATGGGAATGGGAAGCTCAGGAAGATCAGGAAGCTCAATGGGAAGCTCAATGGGAAGCTCAATGGGATACTCAATGGGATACTCAAATACGGGAAGATCAATGGGAAGCTCAATGGGAAGCTCAACGGGAAGATCAATAGACAATATAATGGACGAATTAAGATCAAAATCAATTGTTCAAGTACCACCAGGAATATTTGGTGTATCTGCGTGTATAGAAAATATGGTTTATAGAATAGGCTCCTACGGTGGTGTACCTATCAATCAAGTGTGTAAACTAGATCGCAATGGAACAGCAAGTTATTATTTAGTTTCGGGTGATGTTACTGTACCAGGTTCCCAAGCAGCTGCGTCAGTTCAATCATTAAGTAGGGGTGCCGCTGCTGGAAAAGTTTTAGAGGGTACAACTGAGATTATCAATGACTTAAATGATCAAGAAAATGTCTTAACACGATTAATTGATGATTTAGAGAAAAATATTGCTGATTTAAGGGAAACTATTAGTAGGGATAATAATCCACTCGCACAAGATGAGCTTCGAGACAGTAGAGACGATTTAGAACAATATAGACGCACGTTGAATAGAATAAGACAGAGAAAACAAGGAGCTATAGCAGGTAGAAGTGTAGCGGAAAGAATGAGGGGTGGCAGACAATCACTATCACACTCTAAAGGTAGAAAAATACAGCCTAAGTATAAAACTAAAAAGAGTAAAAGAAAATACTGATAATAAATATGACAAATAAGATTAAATAGTAAAATTATACGCTACTGCGCTTAATTTTAGTATGTAACAATAATAGGATGCAGCGACGGAGTAGGCCCTTAAATGGCACACAAAAATCCTCTACAATCGTACAAGAAACAAGAAATCAACCACCCGGTACAGGAATTCTTATTGATACAGAGGCTGCTATAAACAATGAAGAAAGTGTGTATTTTATTCTTATAAATGGTTGGCGTATATATGGTAAAACAAAAGAGGATGTAGTTACACAACTGAGGAATTTATCTGATGAGGAAAGGAATATGATTAAAACATCATCCAAATTATCATCAAAAACAGCGCAAAAAACCACCGTTGGTAAGAGTCCCAGTTTTTTAAACAGAATAAAAGGGGCTTCATCAAGTGCTTGGGGAGCTACAAAAGGGGCTGCGTCAACTGCTTGGCAAGGTACAAAAGGGCTTGCGTCAAGTGCTTGGCAAGGTACAAAAAAAGCAGCCACGGCCACTGGACAAGCAGCATCCTACGCAGCCGGTGTAACTGGACGAGGATTATCCAGGGCAGCCACGGCCACTGGACAAGGATTATCCAGGGCAGCCACGGCCACTGGACAAGCAGCATCCTACGCAGCCGGTGCCGCTGGACGAACGTTAGCCGCAGCAAAACAAAGACTTAGCGATGCAATGAAGAAAAAAGAACAAGCAGCAGCTACTCCGGGCACAGGGGATAATGCGAAAGCACAAGCAGATGTACAACAGGCAAAAGCAGATCTAGAAAAAGCAAAAAGAGATGCTGCCCTAAAAAAACATATAAATAGTACAAAAAACATGACAGAAGATAATGTAAATAATCAAATCAAAGGTATGTTCGGCGGAACTCGCAAAAAAAAATCAACGACGCGTAAATAGCTCAAAAGAGATGAGAAGAAATACACCAGTACCCACAAACATGAGTATCTCCGTTTGTGAGTCCTGTACTTTTTTCTTTTCAAGATTTTCAAGTCGCGCAACAAGTTCATTAATACGACCCATCAGCGCATCCTTTTCTCCAGTATCTCTCCGCTCGGCATTAATCAAAGCAGGAGTATTTACTGGAATATTCCCTTTAGAACTTAGACGTCCACCTCGTTGTTCTGCGTTCATAGACCAACCACCTTCTGCCCTATCTGTATCAGCTACAAAGGCTGTATAGCTTGCCCCGTTACTCATTGGCTTCCACGTATCATTTATATTAGGTTCCGGGAGTTCTCCACCAGCTTTCCCAACTCCTTTCAAATCAAAGGTTGTATTGAAATCCGGCTGAAGCATATAGTTTGGATTATCATTCCCAACTGCGCTAAAGCTTGAAAACCCTTCTTCCCCTGTATCATCTATATCCTTACCAAAATATGACGGCGTGCCACTATCTGAAAATAAACAACTCGCTTTTGGAAGAACAGGTATTGTCTTGGCCTTTGAAAATAAACAACTCTCCGTATCATTTGAAGAACATACAAATCCATCCTTCTCCTCCTGTGTAGAACTAACTGGTTCCATTCGTTTTACGGCAGGTCTGTCGGGATCTGTCGGGGGAATATCTCCCGCTATAGAATCTGAATAGGCAAGTGCCGGACCTTTCACTTTCTTTGCCCGCTTTCTAGCAGCTCTCCGTTCTTCACGACTTGGCTTTGAATCTATTCCACCTACAAATGGAAACCCGGAGCTTGAAACTTCTGTTAAGCTTCTATGAACCGATCCTGTATCAATATTTGGAAATGCATCTTCCAATGAACAGAGGTCCATAGCCTCACTCTGATTTCAAGAAAGGAAATCTTACTCCCTGTATTAGCATTTGTGGTAGAATCATGTTATCTCTGAGAAGAATGACTGTCCCACCTGTTATGAAAGGCGGTGCTCGTGAACATATGATAGACATTATTAAAAAGTATGCACAACCTCTAAATGTATATGTAGGTATCATTCTCGTATTAGCAATTACATATATTGGCCAGATTCCTAAATCTATTGCCTTCCGAGCAAATACTCTTCTTGGGCGTCTATTTCTCTTTGTGCTCACCATTGTTATTGCAGACACATATTCGTGGATTTATGCGCTTCTTATGGCACTCTTCTCTGTTCTCATTATCGCAGTAGCACCCCGGACTTTAAAGGAGGCATTTCAAGATGTATCAAGTGACATAAATGTAAAACTCGTGAGTCAAAAGAAGAAATGGTGGTCAGAAGAAGTATTAAAAGAAGATCCTCTTGGTCTTGAAGAAGACAGAGTGAAAACTTCTGCCATTCAAGATAATTCAAATGCCAGTAACTCTTCTACCAGCTCCAAATAAGCTTAGCGCACATTAGGATGAAGGTCAGAAAGGATCTTATAAAATATGGGCAAAAAGTGGATGACTACGCTAAAATCGCGGTAACCTTTTTCTTTTTCGGATGGAATGTTATTGAAGGTGCCATATTTGAGAATGAATATCCCTTCCTTTTTGTAAAACTATATCCTATTCCTATTTGGCGTCTAGTACTTCTCATAGCACTTATCGCAGGTGCTATTTGGGATCCCTATGTAGGTGTAATGCTTGCCTTTACAGCCTTCTTTTATGTTATGGATATGGAAGTAACAATGGAAAAATGGACTTAACTATTGTTTGTGCATAGAACATTAATTTTTGACATTGAATGCCTAAAATTAATGTTTAACGGTAGAGATGAGCCTTCCACCACCGGCTCCAATAATTGGCGCTAGCTCATTAAATCCTATAGAGGCGATTGTAACGAGCTTGAACACAAATACATATCTTATTGGTCTCAGTATGATTCTTTTGAATCTTGGAGGAAGACATTTAGCCCCCAGTCTAACTTCCGAACAGGATAAGTTTTTTCAGAATCAATGGATTCGACGTGGAATGTTATTTGTAGTAATCTTTGTGGCGACACGTAATGTATTTACAGCTCTTTGGCTCAGTATTGGTTTAATTCTTATCATCGGATACTTATTTAATGAACATAGTTCTCTGTATCTTTTTGGTGAACCCGTGCCATTACCTCCAGTAGTTCAACCAGCTACTGTAGGCTTAACTCCGGAAGAACAAGAAATCTATAAACGCCTACACGATAAAGTTGGCAGATCACAATCTACGGATCAGCTATCAAGAAAAGTTGAAAAGGAATCAGCAGACAAGAAGCTTATTGATTGGTACAAGACAAATATGGAAAGTATACAACGATTTATTAACTAAATGCCTCTTATAAATTCAAACTCAGCGTATTTCCTACTGCCTGACGCCGACGACGTCCACGGCCTGCCCGTGACTCGGTAGTACTTCCGATATCTTCAGAGGCCATACTCTGAATCTCAATGGCCGCTGCCATAGCAGAGGAAGGATTCACAGGAACTTCAGGAAAGGCCGTGCCTTCCATAGACTCATTACGGCGGGCTTCTGCAAAACTCTGTAGAATATCATCCACACCACTGGGGCCGCGCATTTCACGACGAGCTGTTTGACGAGGGGGCTCCATAGATGCCACAGATGGAGATGGCTGATTCATTGGTTGTCCACCCAAAACTTCCTCTCGCGATCTTTGTGCCTCCTGCGCAGCTTGTGCTGCTGCCTGGGCAGAAGAACCGAAGAAGTTATTATTACCTACCGGGGCACCTTGGGGCGCCTGAGCACCATTCATTGCCATATTCATAAAGTTACCAAAGCCGGGTCCTGCTTGATTTGCCGCTGCCGCAGCGAATTGTTTGGCAAGCTCCGGATTACTTTTCAGAATATCATCCGCCGACACGGAAGACATACGTGACTTTAGAAATGTGTTACTTACGTGACACATAAAGCCACTACCGGCGAGTGCCATTACAAGGCGTGCCTCGGGAGGCATCTTCCCGCGCTCCTTGTATTTATCATAAAGCTCTTCGAATATTTCATCAAAGTCTTCCACATTTTCGTGAACTGCCTCTGACCATCCATCCAACTTTACATCAAACGGATCAAATCGAGTATTTGCCCATTCTAAACCTGTTACAACAGACATCAGTGCCTGTCGCTGGAAGCGCAGAGATGCCTCAAGACTACGTGCGTCAACAAGACGATTGTATTCCTGATTCATCTCCTCCAGAGTATTATCCATTGTATAGCGCTTACTCACCGGAAACCCCTTTTGCTCCAGACGTTGAAGCTTATTCAGAACTTCATTCTTTTCCTTTTTCTCTTTCTCAGGATCCATACGTGGAGCCACTGCAGATGCCAGGCCAAACCCGGGACCAGTTGCGGTCTGGTTATTTGAAAAGAGGCCTGTTCCAAACGGAGCACTCTTTTCCTCTTCGGCTTTTGAGAATTGAACTTCAATAGGAGGAGAAGAGTTCAACCCACCACCCAAATTTAGAGTAATAGGTTCCATTGTATCCAAGCTTCCAATTTCAACCTCTGCGAGCCCCCCATTTGATACTTGAGAAGGAGCTGAATATGATACAGAAGAACTATTCCCATTACTATTCCCATTTCGTTGGCGTCCAGGATTTGCTAGCATACCGAGGCCAAGAGTATCATTTGCGTCGGATATTTCGACAACATTTCCAATTTCGCGTGTAAAATCGGGGCCTTCGAGTCCAACCGCAATATTCTCCATTTCGTGGAGGGTGACAGGGCGGTCCATCTTCTTCGTTTTCGTTCGGTCTTTTTAGATGGCTTTATAGCGCAGTTTTCCAGCCATCCTTTAAACGATCCTGATGAATAATGCCGGGTATAGGAATCCATATCCTCGGATTCCCATCAAGTTTCTGTAAAGCTAAAAACACTCCGTGTAATCGCTCAATCATATAAGGAAGATGTTTTGTCTCACAGTTTAACATCTCAAAAAGATAGGGAATCGCATTCTCTGCAAAAAACATCATACGTTGAAATGTCTCACGGTGTATTACAAAAGAATGATATAGTGGAATATCCCTATCAAGAATATCATAAATTGTTCGTGATGTCCCAAATAGTATATTATAGAGTTTTACTAATCTATCCCAACTTGAAAGTGGAATGATTTGTGTAAGATGGGGTTTGGCGTTCAGTGTCATTTGAGTAAATAAAACAGGCTCTGTAGCGGCTGTGATTTCTTTTTCCAAGAACTCTAATGCTTCTTTTTTTAGAAGCATATCATAATGTATAAAACCGATATAAGGAGTATCTTTGAGAAACATTTCTGGATTTTTATAGGCGTGAAAAAAGGCACTTGATTCACAGAATTGATTATGTTGAAGAAAAGGGTTATACCACGGAAGCTCTCTCTCACGAATAACGTGTTGAGTAAGAGTATTGGGGATTTCTTTGGGGATTTTTGTATTCACTGCAAAGAATCGGACATATCTTTCAATATCCTCACTAGATAATGTTTCATAACATTCTTGAACCAGAAATTTATGAAAGATTACATAAATTTTGAAACGAGTCATTCTATTGCATACTAGTTTCATTACTTTAACTAATCGTTTATCCTATTCTCTGTTGTTTATTCTTTTTCGTTCAATTCGTAATGATCTATGATCTAATTTATATCTATCAGTGCTACGAGAATTACTACCTTTTTTTCCTTGAAGGTCATAAAAATATTCAAACGGAGATATTTTCTCTTCTTCTTCCCCCCTAACAAAAGTCATTGGTTTAGCGGGTTCTGACCTATAATCATATGTAGATGGGTCATAATCATAAAGAGTTTTAATTATACTTTGCATGTATTTTTTTTCATCTCCAGAATGTACAAATTCTGGAAATTCAGAATTTATTCTAAATTTACGTGCTCCTTCTCTGGTATATAGTTCTTTAAAGATTTTTTCATCTCTTTCCTTTTCTGCCTTTGTAGGTGAAGGTGATTTCTTTGTAGGTGAAGGTGATTTCTTTGTAGGTGAAGGTGTTTTATTTTTTCTTGTACTATGTCTTTCATTATATGATGGGTATGGTTTCCCACTTAACCAACCCATTAATTTCGATACTGTTCGTCGAAATTTAAACCCAGGAGGAGTAGGCATATTCTATTTTACAGAAAGAAAATCCCAACACATACAGAAAGCATCTGCCAGATCAGACTTTTTCCCGTGTCCTTTAAAAAAGCTCAGCTGTGGTGTAGCCTCGGCAATCTTAGATCCAGAAAGAAGCTGTACAACTTTTGCCTCGGATGCATCTTTCCGCGATTTATATCCTGCATCACCAGATTCCAATCCTTGAACTTTCTTTCCAGCGTGAACTAACTTTAAAGGAGGTGGTGTTGGCTGTAACATATCACGGAGAGTTGCAAATAGAAGAATCTGTACAGATTTCATTGTTGGATTTTTAAGAACAGGTTGATTTTCTAAAAGAATATGGGTGGCTTGGCGAAAAGATTCTAGATTTGTCGCGATGAATGTGCGAATCGCAGTATGAAGGTGTGTTAGCTCCGTTTCAATGGCCTTTTTAAGTTTTATTTTCTCTATAGGAAGTGAGTTAGTTAATGTAAGAGCCGTAATAAGCTTTGCTTTTGTGGCGGATTTTACTGTCGGAGCTAAGTTTCGTAGAATTTTAAGAGGTGGTAGGCGCCGGTAGACAGCTCCTCCACTAAGGTCTTTTAATGGAGGATAACTTGGAGGACAATGACGGAGACACGTAGGAGTTGACTCTGTAGGATTTGTAAAAGCGGCACCTACAGAACAGCGATTACAGAGTGCCTTTTCTTTTGGAACGTCTGCTCCGGAACCAGTAAGAAGATCATAGTTCTGCCAACCGAGGATTTTCGGCTTGCTGCCCGATTCCATAAGACACCAAGCAAGATTTCGAATGCCAATATCAAATGCCAGAATCTTTTGAGATTCTGTCATTTACTATTCTTATCTACAGCAACTTACTTAAGCTGTCCACGAGGAGTATTTCTACCGCCTTCGTACACTGAAGTGAGAGGAACAATCGGGGTTGGAGCACTGGCTCCCCATTCGGCGGAATCCCACGTACCAAATAATTCCGGAGTTTCTGCATTCCCACGTTCCATTCCAATCCCCCCTTCCTTTTCAGTCGGTATACGGACACAATCGTGTCTCTCACATTTTACAATCTGTGCCGGAGGAGGGACAACAGTTGTATCAAATGCGTAAATAGCCCCCGTTTGTTGGGCCTGTCGTTCACGAGCAACACGGATTAATTCAATAGCATTCTTTGTCATCCATTCCTTTGTAGCAAACTGACGGCCAGTAGGAATATTTCGGGAACAGTGATTCTGATAGTCTGTTACCAAACGACCATCCTGCATCGGCGCCGCCCATCCAGGAAATCGGGTGTCTTTTGTGGGGAGCTGTGTTCGCTTTTGTTGGTTATTGGTGTCAAAGGGGTTTGCACTGGCGATTCCAGAATAGAAGTTTGGGCTTGTGGGAAGACGAAATAGCTTTGAATCCATGATATCTGTTGTAGTCCTATATACTTAGTCCAAACTTGCGCCAGATTTGCCCAAATCCACATCACCCCCGTCCAGAGTAGAAGCGGATTCAGAAACATTCTCAGCTCCTGCTGTCGGGTTGGTATTCTGAAAGGGTGTAGAACGGCGCAGAAGGCCTAGAATTTCATTACGATTCATACTCTTTTTAACTCTGAGTCCACGATTTTCTGCTAAAGTTGTCAGGTCAGATTTGCTTAATGTATCAAGATCAGGCTGTGCCTCTTGAGTTTCAGGAGCAGTCTCATCGTGCGCCTGCTCAAGAACAGAAGAATAGAAATTCTCATCCGGAATAGGCTCAGATTCAGAAGAATCTAATGGAATAGGACCGGAAAGTTCTACAGGCGGCTCAGGAACTTCAGGAGGAGGGCTGATTGGGACTGGCGCTCCACCACCACCCTGACCATTTACCAGTAAAGAATCAATCGCCATCTTCAGATCTACAATAACAGATTCCATCATACTGCCTTTGCGCTCATAGAAGGAGATGCGCATATAGAGATAGAAGAAGGCGGCACCACAGATAAGAAGTACAATAAGGCCAACGATAAGGGAATCAATCGGCATTCGGCGTGTTTCTCCTTCTCGTAGAGAGATTGACTTTGGATTCACGACCGCGCCGTAAACCATATTTTGCCCACACCATATGAACACTACTTACACGACAAATACCTGGTTCAGCTTTGTAGGAATATGATACGCTACCGTCTTCATTATTCGTAGCAGGGCAACAAATTGCCTGTACATTATCGGGTTTATTTTCTACAAGAGGAAAAACATGTGTACTGACAACACTATAGGCGTTTGATTCGGGAGCCCAAAGCTGTTCTAAAAAGACGGAGGCGCTTCTTGCCCCATCAGGAGGATTTGTACTGTGAAAGAGTTCATCAAATAAAATAAGACCGGGGCCTTGGGAGCGAGAAGATTGAATACAATCTGCAGCAAACTTTACTTCTGTTTCAAACATGGAATACAGACCGGGTGTATCTCGAAGTTGAAGACCAGAAGCAATCCACCGAAATCTCGGCATTATAGCCTGAGTGGCAGGAGCTACTCCGTATGTATGTCCAAGTACTACCGATTGTAGAGTGGCTCTCAAAAAAGAAGATTTACCTCCGCCATTTGGACCAGTTATAATTGCGTGTTGTTCTGTGGCGCTTGAAAGAGAAAGTGTTGATGAAACTCCGTTTGTTAGAGAAATATCGACCATTTCACTCAAGGCGAAAATGTTCGGTTTGAAAATGACTGATCTGAGATTCTTCATAAGAGACAAGCGCCAAATCACTTCTACTTCGGCTAAATCACGGAGTGCCATTTGTAAGCGAGCTGGCTGTTCTTTTACAAGCATAAATCCACGCCTATAATCTTGGGGATCAATCTCTTCTAAAAGATTTGTGAGCTTCAAATCAAGATCTCCAATATCAGATTTCATACTCCGAATAATATCACGAATCTCTACAAGTTTTTTTCCGATTCCAACGATTACGGAATCTGTCTTATTGAGATGCATTGCATTTTGAATAGGTTGTATCATACTTTGCGCAAAAGAGAACCCGAAAAGAATAAATTGTATGATGGATCTGGGTGTTAACATATCGGGTTCATTCATATTTAAGTTAGGAATTCCCATGTTGCCCACCCACATATTCTGAAGAACACGAATGTACTCTTGTTGATTAATAGGAAAAGCATATACGAAGCGAAGAAGTATATATGGAACAATCCACGCAAGAATAGGTGTCATCAGTGTCATTGCCGGTACGACCCATACTTTAAACAGGGCTATTAGGAAGACCATCCAGGGAATGTGATTAAGTGGTCTGAATAGCTCATCTTGAAATGAGAGTTGTGCGATTGCATCATTTTCAAGAGAATCTTTATCTTTTCCATTATCTTGAAAGAAGGAGAGAATATCACTTTCAATGTCTGCGATACGGGCAAAATGATACTCCCAATGTTCACACGTTTTTATTCTGAGAGTATTAATTGCTTGTTGACGTCCAACGAGTATGTGTGGTTTTATAATGGTAGCAAGTGCAAGATTTGTTTGTAAAACTTTATTTGCATTGGAAAGCCGGCATCCTATGATTTCTGCAAGATTCTGAAGATTTGCATCGTGAATAATTTTGTAGCCCGCGGCGATAGAATCGTGTAACTGTGGCATTCTGATGCGGTCTAAGAAGCTTGTTAAGATAATACAGCCGCGGCTTTTAACGTGGTAGTAAAATTGCTATAAACAACTTAAGGTATTCTATCACTTATAACACAGGAATGTCCACAGCGCTTCAAGATATTCAGAGTTTGTTAGCTCTTCAATCTCAGGTAGGTAAACCTTCACAGGCAGTTTGTATAGCCGTAGGGGCATTAAAAGATTTGTGCGAGCTTCAAGGAACAACAAATGTTGATTGGAGGCGTAATGCCCCACCATCTCCAAATCAAAATGGACGTCAAGTCTTTAGAAATCAAAGTTCGGGTAGTCTTTCATCCGGCTTACATAAAAGTTCTTCTGCTCACTCATTTCGTACTAGTACTTCGTCACCTGGTAGTACGAGTCCTACAGTAGTATCTAGTTCGTATACTCCTATGCGCTATCAATCGCGATTCAAATCCGCTACAAAAGACGTTGATGACAAGATTTTGAATAATATTATTCTCTCCAAGTTGAACAAATTCAGTATTTCAACATATGTCGATGTACGAGAGTTTCTCTATCAGATTCTAGGGTCCGGTGAGCCTGATCTTGGCCAAATGGTACGTCAGTTTATGCTATTAGTGTTTAAAAAGGCGGCATCTGAAGAGATTTACTGTGCTCTTTATGCCAAACTACTTGCAGAGATTTCGGTTCGCTATAAAGTGATTTTAGAGGAAATGCAGAAGTTACAAACAAATTATCTGGAAATATTTGAGGAGATTGAAGAAGTTGCTGAAGGTGGTGATAATTATGATGTATTTGTAGAAAAAAATCGTGAGAAGCGCTACAGGCAAGGATACAGTCAGTTCTTGGCAGAGTTGGCTACGCTTGAGATTCTGAAACTTTCAAACTTGGAAGAAACATTTATGAAACTCAGCGGATTAATGCTAAAATATGCCGCGATTCCTGAAAAGAAGGCGCTTGTAGAAGAATATGCCGACTGTCTTGTAAAGATGACACGAGTCTTTAAGAAAAAGTCGTCGCAATTCTTTTCAGACGCACGAGCAAGTCTTTTAGCTATATCAAAAGATTCTATTGATACGCTACTGGAAAAAAAGGAAATGTTTCCAAGTTTGTCACCAAAGGCACGATTCATATTAATGGATATTAAAGACAATTTAGTGGGGTGTTAAAAAAATTGGGAGTTTCCGTGGCGTGTTAGTTTTTTATAGCCGAATGAAAAGCACAGAAACTTCTAGAATGCCTACTACTCGCCAAAGTAAGAATACTGAAGCCGCAAAGACCAAATCTGGCGCTCCGGATTCTAAGAAACCTCTTACAAAGCGTCGTGGTGGTGGAGCTGGCAATGATGATGATAGTGTTGATAGTCGTGGAAATATCCGCAATCTTATTGCATATGACAGTTCAGACAGTGAGAGTTTTCAAACGGAGGAAGATACGCCCAGTGATTCTTCTGCCTTAACACCCAAACAACGTCAACAGCTTGAACGTTCGGCAAAACAAGGAAAAAAGCCGACTCAACGTTTACTCAAAAAGAACAGTGAAGAATCGCCACAGAGTACATCTAGTCGTCACGGATTTATGCCTCGTAAGAAGCGCGTAGAGGAGTCTGAATCCGAAGAGGAAGAACCTGTTCGCCGACGTGGATTTATGCCTCGTAAGAAGCGCATAGAGGAGTCTGAGGAGGAAGAGGAGTCTGAGGAGGAAGAGAAACCTGTTCGCCGACGTGGATTTATGCCTCGTAAGAAGCGTGTAGAGGAGTCCGAGTCTGAAGAGGAGTCTGAGGAGGAAGAGGAGGAAGAGGAGGAGAATGAATCGGATGAGGAATATGAGAAGAGTAGTCGTGCTGGTTTAATAATCAGTTTTGGCGGAGGTGGAGAAGAAGAGGAGAGTCGTATGATTCCTAAGAGACATAATATGAAGAAGGAATCTACTGAGGTGAAGAAGTTTGTGAATCTTCTTACAAGGCAACAAGAGGAAGGTGGTATTGATGATCAGATTGATGAATTCAAGCGCCAAACTCCTGAAAAACAGACTCAGATTCTTACTGCTCTTGAGCGTAAGCCTGGAACGGATCCTAACGCACAATCAATGATGTTCAAGCTTCTCTCTATGAATATTAGCCCTGAGACGCAATCAATTGTTCTTGCTCGCTACAATACTCTACAGAGTATGGATCCAGGAAGTGGCGAATATTTCAAAGCACGTGCCTGGTTGGAGAAGTTTTCATCTTTGCCATTGGGTATTTACAAGAATATTCCTGTGACATTATCGGATGGGACAGAAAGTTGTACGGCATTTATGGAGCGTGCACGGCGTTGTCTAGGGGAGGCAATCTTCGGTCAGGAGGCAGCTAAAATACAGATTCTTCAGTTCATCGCGAGTAAGATTACAAATCCGGGGGCAGGTGGGCTTTCTTTACTTCTTGCTGGGCCTCCTGGTATTGGTAAGACAAGCCTTATTAAAAATGGTATTGCAAAGGCAATCGGTTGGCCATTTCAGTTCATCTCATTGGGTGGTGATTCTGATGCGAGTACTTATACGGGTCACCAGCTCGTATATGAAGGCTCACACTGCGGTAAGATCGTGAACTCGCTTGTTGCGGCCAAATCAATGTCAATGGTTATGATGTTTGATGAACTTGATAAGATTAGCGCCACACCAAAAGGCGAGGAAGTTCAGAATCTATTAGTTCATCTTACTGATTCTACGCAAAATAGTGATTTTGAAGATAAGTATCTGAGTGGTATTACACTAGATCTCAGTAAGATCCTATTTACCTTTTCAGCAAATAATCTGGAGAAGATTGATCGTATTCTATTAGACCGTATGGTAGTGATTCAGTTGGAAGGATACACGAAAAAGGAAAAGCTATCTATTGCAGAAAACTTCCTACTTCCCACTGCTCTAAAGGAGGTTGCGTTGGAAGAGAAAGTCGCAGTAACTCACGATGTACTAGAGCATATTATGGCAGAATATGCAAATGAGGAAAAGGGTGTGCGTGAGTTGAAGCGTTGTATTGAGGCTATAGCACAAAAGATTAATATGCTGAGAATCTTTAATGCTAAGGATTTGCCATTTCATATTGCCGATTTCCATCTTCCATTTGTGCTTAAGAAGTCCCACGTTGATTTGTTCTTAAAGAAGAAGCCTGGTATGGATGTGTCTCTGCAGCGGATGTATACGTAGGCTGCTGCCACATAGTATCTTGTTTCTCACGTTCAGCTTTCATCTGAGCCAACTTCGCCGCCATTTCTTTAGCGGCAGTAGTATTGGATTCTTTCACACAGGGTGTTCCAGTTCCCCAATGTTTAATCGCACAAGCACTCATTTCTAATGTATGTATACAATAGAAATGATGGATTCTACCACGCTGTTTTACCAGAAAAAGTTATATATGATTGCTATTTTTTTAGTTTTGCTAGGGAGTGTCAACTGGCTTTCTATTGCTATGACTGGCCAGGATCTTGTACGTCTTGTACTACCACCCCGTTTTGCTAAATGGGTTTATATTATTATTGGTGTATCTGCATTACCACTTTTATTTCAGCGGGATGTATATTTACCCTTTTTAGGTGAAACAGTTTTACCGGCAGCTGCGCTTGCCCCTAAGACTCCACAAAATGCAAATGATCAAGTTACTATACGCACACGTCCCGGGGCGAAAGTTATATATTGGGCCTCAGAACCAGACCCTACACAAGGTAAAGATGTCCCGACGTTTAAAGAGGCATATGATGCCTATGAAAACTCGGGGGTAGTTGTGGCAGATAGCTCTGGTCACGCAATTCTGCGTTTCCGTGGCCCTCCTCAAGCATATACTGTTCCTTTGAAGGGTCGTTTAGAGCCACACGTACATTTTCGTATCTGTGGTGATAATGGAATGATGGAGCGTGTTCAGACGATTTTTGTTAAATCTGGACACGTGGAAGGATTTGCGGATATTCTTTAAGGAACGGGGGAAGCCAGTAAGAGTCGCAGAAAAAAATCCACCTTTACCATTATACCTTATACCTAATTCTATTTATGTCATATACTTTTCTAAGAACACCATATAAGTGCTCTCACCAAAGGATGGTGTTGCTATCTCTCTAACAGACTCATCATCAAATAAATGCCATTTATCATTTCCTGTGTGTCGGCATTGAGCTGTATAATGGCCAAACGACGCAGTCCCGTGGTGATCCACTACACCTCTTACTGTGTAACGGGTCTCTCCAGTACGTTCAGGACTCTCTACTGAGAAATATGGAGAGAAGTCAATGGCCGTCTGCGGCAAAGCTTCTACATCTGTGCGAATCTTCTGGCCATTATTATTAAAGCGTTTTAAACTAAGAACAAGAACAAGTGGTAGCCGCCAAATACTCACAGACTTTTTCGCAGGGCGACGAGGAGGTCCGCATTTTTCGCAAACATATTCTTCAATATCTTCCTGTTTCAACAAATCATTACGAAGTGATTCCAGCATATTAAATGATTTCTCTTCTGGAACAGGTATTTTAAGAATATTAAATGGCTCCCAGCGATGAGATACATTTTTACAAGCTTGACACTCTGTTTTTTGATGAAACATTCCGTGAAACATATGAACAAAGGGACTATATTCCTTTGTAAACGTATCTTGCCACGTTTTCAAAGCTCCGTGAACAAGCTCCTCTTCTTTATTAGTAGGAGGTGGACGCAAAATCCGCATATCTACCTTCTGACTTGTAGCCTCGTGAATGGCCTCAAATAAGAAGAGAAAGAACTCACTCGCATCGTGACATTCCTTATTTGCCAACTGTTCATATAAAGTATCTTGAACTGCCGCAGGAAGACGCTTCCAGAAAGTTCCAGGGCGAACACTTTGTCCTTTGTTACATTTTCCTATCAATTGAACAATCTCTGCAAAGGCACTCGTAATTCCTTGAAGCTTTGCTCGTCGCTCTGAAGGCTCCTTTGTAAACAAGGTATTATACTTGCCCTCTTCGAAAATCCACACAAGTTTTGTCAAATGCCGCATATTTTGCATCACCGCATTTCCATAACAAGTAAGTCCCATATTGACAAGTCCTCCAAATCCTCTGGATGGGTCAGAAATAGGCCGTATTTTTTCCATGGTTAAGTGTATTTTAGCCAAGGAAAAATTGGAAGTTTCAATTTCACTACCGCGAGTTACATATATAGATGCCCTACGAGAAACACTACGATGAACCTTTCTTGGATGGACTTCATAACTATTTACCCGAAATTCTTTACGGGCAACCCGAGCAGTTTGGGAGCGCCGCCCCTTTGGTAACTTATATTCAGAGGAGTATCCGTAATGAAATGGATCTCTTCTCTTCTGCTCGGAGAGCATTTACTAATACCAGAATAACTCCTATATATCAAAATATTCCGCAACAACCAGCTCCATCTCCTATTCGTAGATCAGTCCCGCGAAATATTGATATCAGTTTAGTGGAGTCTTTAATATCTCCTATTAGCAATACAACGTTTATGAATACTTTGTTAGGATTATATACGATTCCATCTGTAGCAGCAATGCCAATGGAACCTGTTATAGTCCATCCAACAGTAGAACAAGTTGAAGCTGGCACACAACTTGAAATTGTCGACGCAGAAAATGAAATATGTACCATATGCCAGGATGCAATACAAACTGGCTCTCAGGCACGTGCCTTTCGTGTATGTGACCATCGGTTTCACGACGGATGTATTAATACTTGGTTTCAACGCTCAGTACATTGTCCCACGTGTAGACACGATGTTCGTGTATTAAGTTAGTTATGAACTAAGGCTAGAAATATTTTGAGGAAGCTCACGCATAGTAATTTTAAAGTGTTCTTCGATTTCTGAGCGCACTTTAGATTCTTCATTTGATATTAAGTTAATAGTAATACCCTTCTTTCCAAATCGACCAGCACGACCAATACGATGAATATAGTTTTCTTTTTCAGTTGGTAACTCATAGTTAATAACAAGAGATACTTGCTGAACATCAATACCTCGTGCCAACATATCGGTGCTAATAAGAACACGCACAACACCATTACGAAAATCCTTCATACGTCGCTTACGCTCTTCTGCATCCATTTCACCGTGTGTGCAGGATAAAGGAAATCCATTGGTAGTCATTTTTTCAGCTAGCCACTCAGCTCGCTTACGCGTATTACAGTAAACAAGTGCCTGACTAATCGTCAAGTTCTGATATAAATCACAAAGAGTATCAAATTTCCAATCATCCGATGGAAGCAAAACATAATATTGCGTTATACCATCCAATGGAACATCACTCGGTTGTACAAGAATACGCACAGGGTTACGTAAAAGAGTATTTGCCACCTCTCTGACATCATCGCTTAGTGTTGCTGATAAAAGAGCAATACGTGTCTCATCAGGAAACCCCTTTTGAAGAATAGACATTACTTGATCTTTAAAACGATTTTCAAGCATTTGATCTGCCTCATCCATAATAAGATGACGAATGTGCTGGGTCGACAGAATATTACGATGCATAAGATCATAAATACGCCCAGGCGTGCCAATTAAGAACTGACACCCCTTTTCAATTGCGCGTATATCTTCACGAATAGGAGGGCCACCCGTGGCAGAATGTAAAGTGATTCCCATGTGTTGGCTTAACTCTTTAGCTACAGAATATATCTGTTCTGCTAGCTCACGAACAGGAGCTAATACAAGAACTTGAACCTTCTTTAGAGTAGGGTCCATACGACTAAGAGAACCGATTAAATATGTGCCAGTCTTTCCTGTACCCGATTGTGCCTGCGCAAGTATATCATTTCCTTCAGCTATAGGTTTTATACCCTTTTTTTGAATATCCGATGGTGTTTGAAATCCGTAACTATAAATCCCACGTAAAAGTTTATCAGAAAGACCCATCTCATCAAAAGTATCATATACTTTTAAATCGTTATCCGACGTGAAAACTTGGCACTCCGAGGTTGACATTCTAGTTTTATATGTATAATAACTCCATAAGCCCTCAATTTTCACGCGGGCGTGTGATAAAATTTACTTTCTTTCCTTTTGGCATACTAAGTAGAAATGGCTGATATGGAAGGACATGATGATGATATGGGTGATTTTGATGAGGGACTTGTTGATACTCCTTTAGAGGGTGATGAGCAGGTAAATGTTGTAGCAGATGAACCTTTTGAGCTTTTATATAAACATCATCCTGAAACGATATTGGATTATCTGGAAACAATTATCCCCGAAGTTCCTCTTCAATCAGCACCCCCTACATCAGATGGCTCAAAAGATGGAAAACATAGAAGTCCTCCATTTCTTACATTGTATGAGCGTACAAAAATTCTAGGTGCTAGAACAAATCAACTTGCAGAAGGTGCAATGCCATTTGTAGCAGTTCCCGAATATATGACACAGCCTCTTGAGATTGCTAAACTGGAACTCGAGCAACGACGTCTCCCTTATATTATTAAACGTCCTATGCCCGATGGAACATTTGAGTATTGGCGCCTAAGTGATCTAATGATTTTGTAAAGAGTGTACCTTACTATAGAATTTCAGTAAACATTCATCATTTTTTGTTGGAATATACCGAGGAGTTGATGAGGTAGATGATGGTGTTGATGATTCTTCTAGTTGATTTACAGTTCGTGTATAAATAGAATCTGAATATGCTCGTCGACCTATCATTTGTTTTTTTATATTAAACAATATTATCCGTTTTTCAGCTAATAAAGAAGGTAGGGGAGTACTACACATAAACATTTATACTCCTTCTTTTAATTGAGAAGATTTTGACTGCATTAAACTGGCACTGCGGACGATTTCATTAAACATAGGATTCTGACAGTAGTTCTCTTCCCAGCTACAAATCTGATACATATCATTATCATTATAATAATACAGAAACTTATTATCAATCTTCCATAACAGCTGATATCCAGCGTTCTGAAGATGGCCTGCTGCTAATGTAGTTGATAAATCTACATCAGGTCTTTCACTCCAATGTACCAAAATAATACATGGTCTGAAGCCGGCACTCAAGACTGCCCCGAGTATACCCTTTTCAAGACCGGAGTTTACCCCTACAGTATCAATCTTCAAAATATCTATACGTGTAATATTGTCTTTAACTTTCATCGTAGTACATATCGATGTGGCGAAAGCATTGAGTGTTTCCGTTTTTACAGTAGAGGCACTCAAATCAATCTGACCTTTTGTCCACCACGGAAGCGCTGGTTGAAGGCGGATATTTTTAGGAAGAATCCACTTTGTTTCTGCTCCTACTGAAAAATCGTGAACAGATTCCTCACCACGTTTCCGTTCTTTTAAGATTTTGCTCACCTCCTCCCATTGTGCCGTTTCCGTATTACTTAATGCCACAGCATTAATAGGACATCCGAGACCCTCTGCGATCTCTAAATCTGCTTGTACACTTTTTGAGTTCCCAATAGATACAAAAACAGTGCGAATACCTTTTCCAGCAAACATATCCCACGTACAATCTAACATAGGATACGGGTCACTGCTATTGGCGCCAACAACAGTTGTAATTTTTACTCTTTCAGGAACAGTTGTCTCAACCGGAGAAGATACTTGCATTTATTCACACTTTCATTTATTGCCTCCAATGTTTTCCGCAGTTCAAACAAGTTATAAAGATAGTCATAGGCTCATCAGCAGACCGTGTTTGTAGTTCATAATATGTACATTGGCGTGTAAAACATTTGCCACATAAGAATCTGTCTGTCGCCATTGACTTATTACCCTCCAGTTGCCTCTTTTCACGGATTTCTTGTTGCTTAAATGAATCTACCCAACGAGCTTCAAAGAGTTGGTACGTGTCCATTTTAGAAATATCGTTGAAACTGAGTTCACCTGATTTGTAGCGTTCATAGAGTTCTGTGTTTCCCACATACGATTTGGGATGGAAGTTTGCAGAAATATGTTTCGCATAACAAGAATATAGTTCTATAAAGGGAGGATGTTCCCAGGATTTTCCAACATGAAGCTGATTAGCAGAATTCACTGCCCCATTATAAATACAACGTTCAAACTCATTTATCTCAGTAGGGGATAAATACTCTGTAAAGAGTGTAACAATACTCTTATGAATTACCTGTCGTGGAGCTGGCAGATTACTAACACTATAAGGGCTTGTAAACTCTTCTATTGTTAGTTCCTGGTCTTGTGGAACATGAAGATATGTTGAATATATTTGCGCCGCATTTGCGGCAACGGTCGCCGCCGCTGGTGCACGTCGAGACTTTTTTATTAGTACATTCCGAATAGCTGGTATTATCTCAGTTTCTTCCGCTTCCGCCTCCTCTTCATTAACCTCTTCCTCTTCCTCTTCATTAACCTCTTCCTCTTCAATGACTTCCTCTTCTTCAGCATCTACCTCTTCCTCTTCCTCTTCCTCTTCAGAATCTAAGTCTTCAAATCCACCAAAAGCACGTGTGTAAAATGTCTCATAATCATCCATCTTTAAAGGAACAGGGGTGACCCAACTTTTGGGATCTTTTGTAGCAAGCATAATAATATCCCCAAAACAGAGAACTGTATCGTGCGGAGGAGGAAGCTCGTGTTTGTTCTCTGTACCTGCCTTTCCAGTGATATAACCGAACAAATATAATGTCTGTAGTTTATTCTTATAGGAACCAATAAGTTCAGGAACTTCTTTCTTTTTAAGAAGAGCCTGTAATATTGCCAGATTGATTGTACCATTTGGAGCAGTAATAAGATTTACTTCTTTCACCTCCGCCTTTTGAGTCAACAGAAGAACTTGAACAGAGTTCGCAGATTTCTTTGGAGGCATTCTGTATATATATGGAATATATCCCTTTAGTTGGTAAATTTTAGTGAGGCAAGGTTAAACACTCTCTATATAAACTTAGTAGAAATGTGGAAGTGTACGTGGACACCTAACAATACTCCTATTGACTCTGCTGCATCAAAGCTTCGTATCTATGATGCAGGAGAGTATGTTGGATTTTTATATAATAATGTGTGGCGTTGTTGGCGTGTAACTGAGCGCAAGAAGCTTGAATGTGATTCTATTCTTGAGGAGCTTTTTGAGATGGATCAGGATTGGGTGCCGTATCAACTGTATTCGGAAGAGGAGTATCCTTTACAACTTCTACGAGATGAACCTCTGCAGTTTGAGATGGCAATACCTGGGTGGACTCTGCAGGGGTCAAAGCTTGAACGGCCTCCCGAACAATCTCAGCCTCCTTCTCATCAAGTACAGAAGCCACTGCGGAGCAATAGGGAAGGCAGCTACGCAGAACAGGAGCGAAGAGGGCCGGTACAGCCTTCCGCATCGCTTGGGCGGCACCCACAGCGGCCTTCAGAAGTTGATCCTCAACGGCACGTAAGGCAGAAGCAGGAAGGGAATCGAAGGCAGGGAGGCCAGTTAAGTTACCAGCGGCGGCCAGACCCTTCTTCAGACATAAGACGACAAGGGCATCTTTCTCATCTTCAGAAAGGTTCGCAAGCGCAAACACCTTTTTAGCCGTTTTTAGAGCAATATGAACTATTTCAACTGCTTCTAGAACACCATCGTGTTTTGCAATAATAAAATCGACTTTGGCATCACGTACAATGGTTTCAATGACGTTCATTATATTCATCGCCGAGTTTATAAATCGTTTGTTTTTTCCTTACAAGCACCAGATGTTTGATTCATTGGGCTTTGCTTTAGGGTTGGCAGTTCTTTTATTTGCATGTTATCTTCTTACAAGAGCTTACTATCCGACTCTTTTTGGACCGAAGCGTGAAAACTTTGTAGTTAGAGCGCCTGCTATGGGGCCGCCTGTAGCTACAGAAATCAATACACCTAGTACTCCTCCGCCGGCACCGGCCCCTCCCGTTACAGTGGATCCTCCTCAAGAAGAAAGAGTAGTATCTCCTGGAGGGCCGAATCCACCCAATATGCAGCCCCCTGTAGATACTTCTGCCACTATATCCCCGGAAGCTGCTCCCATTGACCCTTACGCTGACCGGAATATGGAGGCACCTATTCAAGATTCTATGCGCCATCCCGAGTTGTCATTTGGTCCGGGTGTTGAAAACTCTGGTATGAATAAATTGGCAGCATCCGGTGTTGGAAGCACAAGAGTTATTTCTGCCGAATCTCAGTTTTCTCCCGACTTTGCACAAAATGGTGGTAGCTTTATGGGTTCCGTATTTGCAAATGATCTTACAAAGGATGATAAATTCGCAACTTTTTAGTACAGGCCTAAGCACCAATCGCAATACTATACTAGAAACAATGGAATCTCAAGGTCTTTCACAAGGAAGCTTGCGAAATAGCCATCGTGAAATTCACGCCGTAAAACGGAAACACGCACCAGCATTATTCCAGCAACTTGCTCGCAAGGTACTGGAATCATGCTCGCAAGATCTTGTTCTACGCCAGCGTCTAGATCCTGAGCGGGCAGAAGTACCTTTAAAAAAAGGGACTTTTTTTGTTCTTGAAAATGAAGGGCGCGCTGAACCCGGATTTCTGATTTTTCTTCCAGGAAAACCAGCGATCTATTATCAGTTTCGTAGAAGAAGAGGTACTATAGTACCAGATGTGAGTACATTACGAATGCGTGTCTCTTCTACTGTGTCTGAAGGTGGCGCTACAGTGCTTGTAGCTACACTGGACGATGTTCTTCATACATTGCGTTTGGAAGATGTATGGATGTGGCGTGGAAATGGTCTTACAGCTTCTCAAACATATACACAACGGCGTGAGAAACTGAAAGAGTTTATTGAATATCACTGGGTACCGGATGCGCGCCTATTAGGTGGTATTTTCACAACAGTGGCACAGCCTCTTTCTATGCAAAAGTTCGCAGAGAAGAAAACGTGGGACCTTTGTAATAGTGTGGAATTCATTCCCGATATGCCTGGAAAGCGGCGGATGGTATGGTTTCTTGAGGCACAAGTAAAGGCAGCAGAAGCACACGCAGGTCTCAAACAGCATCGTGAACCTGTTGCCGTGGCGGCACCTATAAAAATGCGTGCGGTGCCTGTTGAAAAAATGCCAGATGTATATGATTTGTTTGGTGAAGACGGGGTGTCAGTAAGTCGCGCATCTGTACAACAATTTAGCCTCAGCTTAACTTTGCGTAAAGCTGCTGAAAAAGGTGAACTATGGGTATTTGCAATGTGGCGTCCCGAGTTTAGCGGATATGAAATCACAAGATTGGTTTAAAATATACAGCCGAAATAGAGAAAGCGATATGGTCGCTAAGAGGCAATATGGAGGAAATTTAGGCAATACATTTGCGTTTGGTGGCCCTATTACACCAGGTGCTCCTATTGGAAATACTGCAGAAGTTATCCCCAGTTCATCTTGTCTTGCCACAGCAAGAGGTACAGAAGTTAGTGTTAGCCCTGCTGGACTTCCCGGTATGGGGGGAGGCGGACGCCGCAAAAATGGGAAACGAACACGTGGAAAAAGGCAGCGAGGCGGCAGATATTCGTTTGATCTTAGCGCAACGTTAGCTCCTTCTGCTGGCCCAGGTCTCGGTGGTATTCCACAAGTTATGCGTATTCCTTGTGAATCAGCTGTATCAAACCCATTAAATCCTGTACAAATGGGCGGTGTGGGTGGTGTAGATAGCGCTTTTTATGCAGCCCCTACTGCTGGTTATAGTAATACTCCTAGCTCGTGGCTAGGCAGTACAGGTTCGCCATCAATGTTACAAACACCCTATGAAGCTCGTACTACACCACCTGTATGTTTCAAGACAGGCGGAGGAAAACGTCGTAATACCCGCAGAAAGAAAAAGATGAATCGTAAGAATACTCATCGTCGCCGGTAGTTACAAATCTTACATTCTAAACATAGACGTATTACAGACTACGTTTAGAATCTTTGTAAAATAATATACATTCTTAGAAATACTAATGCTAATACCAAAAGAAGTTATGGATGCTCACAATAAGCGAGTGGAGATTCTCCGTAGAAAGATGAACGGAGGTGGAATGAGTCCATTACATGGCCCCAGTTCTAGTGGTATTCCTCCCGCACCAAATGGTCAAAAGGGTGGTGGAGTATTCCCGAACTATGGCCCTGTGATTACAAATAAATCTAGACCACCAGGGCCAACTGCGGGAACACTATCTTAAAAAGAGACTAATGCTAGAAGTAGATATGAGTGGCAATTATACACAACTTAGTGAAGAAAAAATAAAACAAATGAGCTTAGCCGATTTAAAATCATATTCGTTCACAGTTTCTACTGTCATTGCTGAAAAAACTGCAGGTATTCAGAAAGTTAAAGATGTGCAAAGTCAATATGAATATTTGATTTTAAATTCAGAAAGTACTATTACTGGATATAATTATGAAATATTACAAACGGATAGTGCCATTATGGCCAAAACAATACAAAAAAAGAAATTTCAAGATGAAAATGTAGCATATGATTCTACTATTCGGTTTTATACTGCACGCGTTGATGAACAAAATAAAATAATAGATGATTCTGTTTTAAATATTTCTTCACTTACTCGCGAATCTTCTGAAATTGATAATTATATAGAAGAAACTAATTCAAGATATGTAAGTTCCGCTGTGGGATATTCATCTTTATATATGGTATATACAGCAAAAGATATTATTTATCAGAAATGTGTCAAGGATATAAATGAAACACGTGTTGGTCTCAGTAATTCTATTATTCAAGAGGCAGTTTCTCTTAAAATGTTTGAAGATTCTACGCAGGCAGTACAAAAGAAAAGGAAAGAAGTGGAGGATATATATTTGGAAGGAACGCAAATACAATCAACCTTATCCGAATATAAGATTCAAGAAACAAACTTGGCAGCTGCTCTTGTAAGTACAAATGTCGGCATCGCTGCGCTAAGTTCCTTATATGAAACAGCTGTATTAAATCAGGAATATTACCAGCTTTTATCAACACAATCTGGATTTATGGGTAGCTTTACAACGGCAAAAGTTGTTTATGAAACTGCTTTAAGTAGGTCTCAAGCAGATCCTTTGAATACTTCTTTACAAACTGCGACATCTATGGCACAGCAAAGACTTTCTGCGGTAAATACAACTAAAATACAAGCTGATGTTCGCGTGACCGCTGCTCAAAAAATAGTAAATGGGGCAACAAATGATTCTTATGCTATAAGTCTTGCTGCCGCTGAAGGCGCCATTCAACTAGAACTACAGAATAGTAGCACATTTCAGGGCTATAAAGATTTCTCCATTAGACAAGTAACATATTTTTCTACTTTATATGAAAAAGCTGGACTTGATATTGTAAGTTCTATAGCAGCGGTTGAGACTTATAATAAATTTTATAACTCTAGTATTACAGGCTCAAATGCTTTAATGACTATAATTAATAATGATATATCATCTATCGCAGGAGAACAGGCAACAATCGATGCATTATCTTTAACTATCAGCTCTCTTTATAACCAGCATTCTGAATATACAAGTACTTATTCAGGGCATATGGTATATTCATCTTTAATGAAAAAGAAAGTACAAGATGCTACTGCTAATATTTCTTTATATACATCTCTTTATGCAAGTACAAGCGCAGAAGTCTCTGAAAAATCTAAGAGGTTAGACGAGACAGAACGAGCTATAAGTAATAATATTACTGAAATTAATACAATGTCAAGTATTTTAGAAATGGAAAAAATAAATGTAATGAAATATCAAAGAGATGTTGCAGCCAGTTTTAATATAGAAGAGTTATCTGCATATAAATATAGAGAAACATTTGTTCGTCTAAAAAAAGCGGAAGCTCAAAGATATTATGAAGCGTGTGTATTAGATCAAGTTCAAAAAACGTCTACTCAAAATGCTAAATTAAAACTACAAGCAGGAAATACTCCATTTACTTTAACGCCAATTAATATTAACACTGATAGTATTAATTTAGCTTATA